TTGATGCGGATGAGACTAAACTCGAAGCAACTTACAATCAACAATTTGACTTAGGTGAGTTTGTTGATCCAGAGAACTTCAAGTCTTATCAAGATCTCGAATCACGTCTAGAGTTAGTACTTGGTACTGCTGTAGGTGCAAACGTGACTCAAAAGAATGAAGCACTCACTGAGACTGCGGAACAACAGGTTGGAAAATCTGCCCCAGAACCAGAGATTGTTTCTGCACCGGAAACTGCATCCGCATCTGCTGAAGAGGATGACACATTGTCATACTTTGCACAGATGGCACAAGCAGAATAATAAAAAGAAAATAGGTAAACTCACGGGGAGTGAGTGAAACCTACCACTTTATGGGAACCTTCGGGTTCCCTTTTTTTGTTTATAGAAAGGAGTAATGTATGACTATAGTTTTTTGGGTTATCGTTGTCATGGGTACCATTGGTGCCGTAGACGGTTCGATGAAATTAAATGATCTATGTGATAAGGAAGTTAAGGAAGGTACTTCCAAAACGGTTAAGGAGTGTAAACAATATTACTTTGATACACGAATTAGCAAGGGGTGGTAACACCCCTTTTTTTATAGGAACAGAAGTGCGATAAGAAACCCTACGTTCAGTCCAAGACTGCACCATAGTACGAGTAGGGTTCTATATGTGACTAAGTACTTACCCAAAACTTGCTTGTCTGTCGTTTGGATCTACAGTTGAATGGTTTGCATCCATAACTGCTGTAGTCTGTGCAGTGTTATTTACATTCTGAGTAGAGGTTTGTGGTGCTACCACATTCACATTGGTTTGTCCAGAATTTTGTGCATTCTCTTTAGACATTTGATCGATATCATAACCCTTACGTGCTTGTATCTTATCAATCCTTACTAGTCCTTTTTCTGCCATTGCTCTCTGAGCATCTGTTAACTCTTTACCACTACGATGATCGACACCAGTTTCGAGCATCATTTTGTAGTCTTCTTCTCTCCTTAGAAGACTCAACCTATACTTTTCTTCATCTGCCTTTCGGAATTCTTCTCTACGTATTGCCGCCTCTTCCTGCATCTTCAACATATCTGCTTCACGTTTTTCACGTTTTGCTTTTGCTTCAGCAATAAACTCTGGACTTTCTAGTTCTTTCAAGAATGCCGCTGTTTCTGGATCTATTGCGACTACATTTGATTCCACGTCTTCGGCAGAGATTGAATCAAGATCATCATCTCCATCATCATTCTGCATATGGAAGTCTTCTTCTTCTACTGGGCCGTCACTAGATAGTGCGTCTCTTGCCGCCTGCATTGATGCCATATTACTTGCTTGTTCTTCTGCGGTAATACCAATAACATCTTTTTGAGTAAGTGCGTCTTCTGGAACAACATCCACAGGATCTAGTTCACCACCAGATTCTTCCTTCACTACCTTTGGTTCTGGTTTTGCCTCACCAACCCAATCATATATCTTATCTGGGATCAGCATACCTTTCCATGAATCCGGATCTGGAAGTGTACCACGGATAAATGCTTTAAGTGATTCTTTCATCTCATGTGCCCAATCCAAAGCACCGGCAAGTGCATCACCAATAGAGAAGTTAGCAATCCTATCCTTTATCGATGTAATACCACCACTGATTGCTTTTCCGATAGAATCAACCATGCCAAAGAATGACTCAGAAAGATTATCGATGAATTCACCGATACTGAAGTTGGATACGAACTCTCCAATACTTCTCTTTATATTAATTAACGTATCACCAAGGAAATCGAACCAACTAATGATCATCTCTTCAAAACTGAAACTATCTAACCATGCACTCACTCCTTTGGTGAAGTCGAACTTAGATAGTATCCAACTCAATCCATTCTTTACAAGATCTAGTAGACCACCGAAGAAGAATCCTAGTCCCGCACCAATCGCAGAGTATATACCACGAATGATCTTATCACCAAGATCACCTGTCTGTGCGAAAGCATCTTTGATACCATCGAAGATACCAATGAAGACTGCAATGATCTGTCCTATGACTGGAATCTTTCCACCAATAACACGGAATGCACTAAAGACCTTAGAGAATAAATTCATATTGGGTAACTTAATACCCTTACCTAAATTACTAAAGAACCCACTTATTTTACCAAATACTGTGGTAACTAATCCAGTAGACTTAGTAGTAGCACCCAGTGCCTTACTAATTGCAGTGAATGGTTTAGTCAGAGTTTTAAATGCGGATTGCATTGTAGTGACACCTTTCGATATATTACCACTTACAGTGGCACGTATGTTAGATGCAATTTTACCTACTTTTTCAAAACCCTTTCCTATAAGGAAGAATGTCTTACCTACTTTATTGATTGCACTACTAATGAATCCCATCTTTTTGAATGCACCATTAGTAGTTTTGGATACACTCTTGACACCATTGGTTCCTGCTATGAAAGCATTCTTCATATTGCTCAAGGCATTTAGAAAAGACTTGGGTAGAATGTTCTTTACAAAACGACCTATTGTCTCAGCAATACCTACAGCAAGACCGGCAACCGCCGCAGTCAACACACCGATCATTGAACCGATACCAAGGTTTGCACCTTTTAGTTCTGATGCCATATCACCGATAGGGGATCCTGCCGAAGATGGTTTCTTCTTCTTCTTATCCCGTCTCTCTTCCTCTTCGTCTTTCTTTCCGCCCGCAACACCGTCAAGGAACTTCTTGAAGTTTTTGTTCAAGTTGACTAGTTCCTTTTCTTGCCTTAAATCTCTGGACTGCTTATTTTCAGCATCCTTCGCATTCTCGACACGGAGCATATCGATTGACTTTTGTAGTGATATGTTGTCTGCCATTTTACTGCCTTCTCATGTTTTCCTGTTTAATTCTGTCGTTTTCTTCCTTAATATAATCTAATAACATGCTTACGTATATCTCCCTTTCCCACGGCATCATCATATCCATTTCACTTAGACTATAATGATGATGTTGCATCAACGAAAAATTGGTCTTATAATGATTGACCAAATTATCGTGAGAAAGGTTTATGATAAAAAATCCGATATACCTTTTAATGTCCTTTCAATAGTTTCTCCACAAGATTCACACGGAACCTTGAGATCCTTTTCGAGAGAAGGAAGTGTCTCTACGAAAGCGGATAGTTTACCAAACTGTTCAGATGTCATAGAGTCTAAGAACTCTTGAATCTCTTCCTGTTTAATATCTTTACAATCTGTTCGTTCTTCTTCAGTCATAATCGCACTGATAGAATTACAAAGAATGTCCATACCCATAGCAGTCTGGTCACCTTCAAAATCCATATTGATTACTTGACTGTATGTCGGATACTTCATCTCAATAGAGATTTCATCCGTAATCTGAACTCTATCAGTGAAGTCTTCTTTAAACTTGACTTCGATATCTGCCAGATTTACTGATACTTCATTCTTATGATTACATGCACCACATGGTACTAGTATCTTAGATGTTTCACCGACTGACTTAGATCTGATCTGAGTAAACAAATACTCCACATCAAATGTAGTCAAGTCACCTACGTTCTGATCACCGTCAATACATGCATCTAGAGTATCTACGATTGCTCCCAATGCTTGTTTCTGATCACCAGTTTCAAATGCTATCATCAAAACCTTTTCTTCTTTCACCAAGTATGGTCTGTATGTTACTACCTCTTTACTAGAGGGTACCGTACACTTATACTTTGGGTTGTTATTTAACTTAGGCAATGCCATATTTTTTTCTCCTATTATATAAAATTATATTTTACCACTAATGAAACCTGCAAGGGCACCTAATCCGCCACGTGCAATACTTTCACCTTGTTTAGTAAAGTCACCAAGTTCTGATTCATAATCAGTAAATGATAACTGTACACTCAACTCCATTACTCCTTCTTCAGCATTACCCAATGGTTGGTCAACCAACGTAGTAGGGAAACATTCTAAAAGTGTTACAGAATATGTCTCTTTATCTCTAAACGATGCACCTATATCTAATTCACCTTGTGATAGATCGATAGGCCCAACTTTCGGGAGTCTCCCCCTAATGAAACTAGGGATCTTATCTGTGAACCCTAATTGCTTTTTAATTAAAGACATCCTTAAACCTCTTTCGAGTAACTTGATTTTAATATTTCGAGTATAGTCTTCGAAGTATCCAATCTCTTTAGTTACTGGGTTGTGTGCTAATGACTGCCAATGCTCAAAGTAATCACGTACTGCATGATTGTTTGCGACAAGGAAAGTCATTGTCATATCTGTTGTTGCGTATCCGTTTGCCATCTTTCTTGAAGTAGTTCCGATAACATGATCCAACGACATGATCTGTCGGCCCGGTATGGCGGCAACCGTACAGAATAGATTCAACTCTTGAGCATCTGCTGTAAACCCAGTTAGTTGTGGAAGTTGCACTAAAAATTGATGCTTCTGTGCTAATCCACCAGACTGGGATATCTGCCCTTGAAGATCTTCTACTGAAAAACTCATATCATTTGCCTACTGTCGTAATGTACTTTATAACTATTTGCCTTACGGAACTGTGCAGTTGGTAAGAAGATTGCCACTTCCCACTCTGGTGCTTCCACTTCTGCAAACTTACTTGTTACTTGAGAATTTAAATAATGCTTTATACAAGGTTTAAAGTATCTCAAGTTGGATGCTTTCTTTAATGTTCTGTATGTAAGAGAGAATTTCTCATCATCTGATTTCTTACTACCCTGTATATCCATTAGGTTTGCAAAGAATTGCATACGTAACTTAGGTGGTAAGTAGTGTAGGTTCAATCCAAGGAACCCACCCTTTGCAGGGCCGATAACAATAACAAGAGGAAAGATGTCGTAGTAAGGCAAGGTTTCTTTATGCTTCGGATCATATGTGAACATATACATGCCACCAATGATCTGTTTACTACGTGACTTGATCGGATCTTCCTTCATCAATGCTTCACGGTTAATAGAACGCATGTTCATTGCTTTCTTCATAAACCACTTACGTGACTCTGCTGTACGGGGTGTTATCCCTGCACGGAACGCATTACGTTCTAATCTGTTAAAAATATCAGACATTTATAGTCTCTCTAAAATCCATACTCTTATTTATACACTTTTACCAAGATGTTTCCAATGTCCTTTCAATAAAGTTATATCTGCTTGACGCATGAAGTTAATAAATTTTTCTATATTATCCTCTTCAATATCAAACTCGATGAACCTTTCACTATCCTTGAAATGATCTCTTACTGCTTTATGGTGCTCATCACGATCCTTTCTAAACCATTCCATCATTTTATTACTCGATTTGTTTCTATGATATATCATTGATCGATGAAGGTATTCTCCGTCTTTATGGTTTTTTTTACTACGCAACCATCCTTCCATCTCTCTTGTTTGTAAAACAAAATATGAATCGGGATACTCTGCCTCTAGTTGTTTGAAGAGTTTAACCCCATCGCACCATTTATGTTGTCTATGAAAAAACATATCACTGTATGCAATAAACCTTTCAGCACCATGTAGGAGTTTTTTTCTATTATGACGTGGTATTTCTGCTCGATCACTTATCATTTCACCAATGACGAGTGGTGGCCCACCTTCTGGATTATATGTACTATAATGCACCGACTCGTATCCCGACTGTGTAAACAAATGGTGAAAGGACTTTGTCCCTGTTCTGTTCATTCCTATAAAAAATACTTTGCTCATTTTTTTCTCTTGTATGGTTTCAATTTCTTTAATGGTTTAAAGGGTTTCTTACCCATAGGTTTAGGTAATAGTCCCATATGTCTCAATTCATTTTCAGTCCAGATTTCGAAATGCCACCCATTATCTAGGGCATATTCTTGTGCCGCCTTCCACTTACTCTGGTTTTTAATATAAGTCATACCCTCACTTAATATCTTTCTACGAGACACCCCCTTGCCAGTCTTGGGTGGTAATGTCTGTTGATGCGGTTTTACTTCAACCAATACAATCTTACCATTATCATACTGTATAGAAAAATCCATAAAGTATCTATGTATTCTCTTGTCAGTTTCACATATATAAGGTATAACAGTCTCTTCACTGCCCCACTTTTTAACTTGCGGAGAAGTATCTGCCCAGTTCATAACTGCGAGTTCCCAACCAGAACGATATACTACGTTCTTTGGATCCCCCAGATATTTGTCTGGATTCTTAATTTTATACTTTCCTTTGTAAGTTTTCATATAAATAGATTCATAACATTTCAAAACCTATTTATGGAATAAATAAGATGCCCGAAAACAACACAGATATAATGGATGTCAACGTAGGTGACACCCTTACTCCAGAACAGATATACAAGGCGGCAGGTGGATCAGTTGAAGATGCTCCGCAGGATATCCCAGATGAAGTAAAAGATAAACAACCCCTATACTATCCACTTGATACAACTGAATATCAAGCAAAAGTAGTGTTCTCTGTTATTGAACAGGAATCGACTGGTCAAATGGATAAACTGCTCAGTGACATTCTAAAGGATGATGCTAAATCTCAAAGAGCATTAAAAGAAGAATTCAACCAAAAAGTCGCTGAACTAAAAGCAACAAGCAAAACTGAGCAAGAATTTAAAGAGGGTTCCAAGAAATTAAAAGAAGAGTACGAAACTCTTATTGGAAATAAGAGTAACTTTAAAGGAGAGGCAACTGAGGTCAATACTAAAGCAACTATTGATAACTTTGGTAGAGAAGTGTGCTTATATCTTCCGATAGGTTTAGCATTCCGTGATAACGTAACCTATGAGAACTTTGACTTAGGGGCAACCGGTGCAATGATGGAGGGTGGTATGGGCATGGCATCCTCTCTAGTTAAAGGGGTTGGTTCTTTTATTGAAAATATTAGTTCTGGATCCGGCAGTGATCTTGCAAAACTAGCAGGTATACAACTTGCGGGTAAGATGTCAAGTTTTGGTTCAGAGGCACAGGCGGCACAAAAGATCCAAGGTGGAGTTACAGTTAACCCCAACTCTCGTGTATTATTTAAGCAACCTAACATTCGTGAATTTGCATTTACATTCAAGATGATTGCGAAGAGTGCAAAGGAAGCAGATCAGATTAATCAGATTGTTAAGTTCTTTAGAACGGAACTTTACCCAGAAGATATTGTATCACAGATAGGTGGTCAAGATATCTCATTGGGTTATCGTTTTCCTAACAAGTTTAATCTACAGTTTAAATATGGAGCACAAGAGATCCCTAATTTAGCAAAGATCAAACCATGTTATTTACGTGACGTGTCTACTACATTCAATGCGTCTCAAATGGCAATGCATTCCGATGGCAACTTTATGGAAGTTGATATGACTCTCGCATTCCAAGAAACAAAAGCACTTACACGTGCAGACGTGGAAGGAGGATTCTAATGAGTTATTTTAAAAGTTTTAATCCAACGTTATATAAGTTTGGCAATGAGAGTAGTCTATCTCTTGCAACTAATTTAACACAATACTCTGATCTTGTTGATCTTATTAAAGTCAATGATACTATGTTGAATGACTTTATCATCCCTAGAAACGAAAGACCAGATCAAACTTCTTTTCGAATCTATGGTAATACGGACTTTTACTGGACATTTTACTTAACAAATGACCACATACGTGAGAGAGGGTGGCCTCTGACACTTAACGAAGTACGTTCGGCGGCAGTAGAAAGATACCCGCATAGAATGGTGACAATGAAATTAAAGCAACCAGATGTTGTTGACTATTATGACGATGACAATAAACCGATATATCGTACAAAACTAATTGGTACTTCTCCGGATAACTTCGAAGTAGGAAGAGTTGTGGAAGGATCTATATCCGGTACGAAGGGTGTCATAATTAAACGAGACTTATCTTTAGGTACATTCGTAATCGATACTATAAATGTAGTTACTAGATCACAGGTGTCCAATGAATCAGTTACACCAAACTCTAATGGTATTATTGAACTAGAAAGAGTTGACCTTGCCGAAGCAGAAACCTTTACCGATCCATTGCTATGGGCATTAAGTAAAGATGGTGAGACATTAAATGTTCGAATAAATATTGATGACTTTGGTAGAAAGGTAGTTATCTCTGGTATTGCTTTTGATCCCACGTCAACATATACATTGTCTTACTTTGTTAATACCAAAAACTTAACAGACGGTACGTTTACCGCAGGTGAAGAGATATCTTATCCTAATCCGGCAGGTGGTCAGACTTCTGGTATAGTACATACAGAAACCGATCAGTATAATGGTACTCATCATTACCAAGATGCATCCGGTAACTGGGTTGACGTTAACCCGTTGACTCAAGCAGTTCCTTCTGGTGCTATTGAAATAACTCTATTAGAAAACTTAGAACAAGAGAATGAGGCATTACGTAAAGTTAAAGTGCTAAAGAAGAACGTAATTAAAAGTGTTGCTAATGACTTTAATAAAGTAATGAATGAAGTGTAATTTATGAAAAGACAATCACAATTTAAATATCAACTTGCACGAATAACGTCTGAACGTATTCCTAGTCTTAATCTAGATGTTCGTTCATTGATCGTTGAATTGGTATTTTATGAGAATCTAGATAAACCTTATCTCACTGGAGTTGTCGCAATATCCGATGATAGTGGTTTATTCGATTCTGTTAATTTCTCTGGAACAGAAAGATTGCATATCCAAATGCTAAGTGAATTGTCCGAATCCGAAGAAGAAGACATAGTAATGGATAGAGTCTTTATTATGTCATCACTCATTAATACTGTCAAGTCTTCTAACTCTGGACAGAGTGCTTTATATACAATCAGTCTCATTGACGAACATGCAGTTGTTTCTAAATCAAGAACAGTATCCCGTTCAATTAAAGATGAATTGGATAAAGAGATTATTAAACTTTGCCAGAATGAATGTGGTAAGAATGTGGATCTTTCATATGCTAACCCAACTGTACAGAATAACTTTAAGGGTGTAATACCTTATATGAATCCACTAGAGGCGGCAACTTGGTTAACAACCAAAGCAACTACTGAATTAGGAATGCCGTTCTATCTCTATGCATCTATACATGATACTAATCTACGACTAGGTAGTTTAGATAAGATGTTAGAACAACCTGCGTGGAATGCTAAGTCACCATTTATATTCTCCCCATCAAATACACAAAAACAAGAAGAAGGTGGAGATCCTACTTCACAATATTTTCAAGTGCAGTCTTTGAAGACTAGTAATGTGCAGAATACCTTAAAGCAATTGAGCACAGGTGCAATTGGATCTCAGTATACTGTTACCGATTTGAGTAGTGGTAGACAAGTACAACAACATTTTAGCATCGATGCATTATTAAGTAAAGCAGACGAAGCAGGAATCATTGACAAATCTAAACAAAACGTGTATAATGATGATTATAAGACACCAGACTTTGTAGAAGTAAACATCGAAGGTCAACACCTACACGATACAAATGGATCGGTCTTTCACCAAGTTGTATCAAGAGGTGTGTATGGTGACAAGAAAAGTATTCACGATCAAGTATCCCCATCTATGTTTCTAAAAAAAGTAGAGGCACTTGCATATAAGAATGCTGTGTATAAAAACATATTTGATGTTACAGTTCCTGGCCCAGGCTTTATTAAGTCCGGTGGTACTATAGGAGATAAAATCACGATCAACATATTGAAAGATGCAAATGATCCAGATGAACCAAATCAACTAGATGCCTTGCGTAGTGGTGATTTTATTGTTTACAATACAAGACACCAGTTTAGAGACACTAGACATGATGTTGCAATGACTGTATTTAAGTTGGAAAGAGGTGTAGATGAATAGTTTCTATGGTGATAAAACCAGATGGTTTATCGGAACAGTTATTGATGGCACGCCTCCATTTGGATATGAGGGTAGAGTACGTGTGCGTATACATGGAGTACACAATCCAACCACTAGGCAAGTAGCACAGAATGACTTGCCGTGGGCACAATGTGTCTTGCCAACTACCGAAGGTGGTGTGTCTGGTATTGGTACGTCTCCAGATTTAAAAGCAGGTGCGTTAGTCTTTGGTATGTTCATGGATGGACAAGAGTCTCAAGTACCTCTAGTATTGGGATCACTTCCACGTACAGAATATCCCACCCCCATACAACAAAGCATTGCATATGATGATTTAGCAGATAGAGTCGATCCAGATCAAGAGTTTTACAATCAGTCTATCTCAACATTAGATGAAGAGAACGAAGCAATCAAAAATAAATACCGTAACGAAGACGGGCCTTTGGACACTAAAACCGTTGAGTTACGTAGAGATCTTGCGGTAAAGTTCTTTTTATCAAACGGTTATACTATAAAACAAGCAACTGCATTGACTGGTGCAATATCTAAGAACAATAGTGGGTTTGACACAATTCAAGAAAAAGAGGGTAATATGGGATTGATGGGATGGAACGGAGTACGTTTCACCCGATTAAAGCAGTTTAACAACGAATGGTTTACATACACAACCCAATTAGCATTTATATTATACGAACTAAATACATCACATACAGAAGCAAACATTCGCATACTTAACTCAGATATCATTGATAAGAGTAAAGGTAAGGCACTAGGTGATATTATAGGTAGGCACTATGCACCGATCTTAGGTGACTACAATGACGAAGTGTTAAGAATATACGAACTGTACGCAAACAAGAAGGTATAAGATGTCTCAATTATCAACAATAAATGCAAAACTAATCAGTAACACTAAGGCAACGTCCTATTCAGTTGATATCAATGATAAGGTCAATAAGATTAATGACGCACTTGTTGTTAACAAAACAACAGTATTAGGTCAAGACGTTGGGCAAACGGTTAATGGTATAAAGAGTTTAGACAATCTTGCAGGTACTGTTAGTGGAGCAGTTAGCACCGCAGACAACATGGTACAATGTTTACCTAGCAACACATCATACCCATCAACGAGTGCCTCATCATTTTCAGTTGGGGTATCTGCCGGTATTGCTACTGTAGTACAGACAATCGATTCGGGATTTGATCTGGTGTTTGATAGTGCTAATGATCTTGTAGGACGTGACAGTGCTAATGGTGTTAATACTATTTCTGCTACCATATCAATGGCAGGTACGGGTGTGGCACAGTCACTCGATGCTTTAACTACATCACTCACAGGCATTGTACCACCAATCGAACCTATTACTATTGTATCACTTGGTGGTGGTGCATTAGATGAGATTGCAGGTGCCATAGAAGTGGCATCCGAAAGAAAGTCAAGTTTATTATCAGAGATCTCCGCAGTTGCAAGTGCCTCTACCAAACAAGATCAAGGTGGATCCACTGGACTGGGTTCAGAACTGACTTCTGCCATGAATGATGTAACATCTAAGATGGATGAAGTAAAAAGCAAAGCAAACTCCGGAGCATTACTGGATGAAGTCGCAGGTGCGGTAAGTGCAGTAGAAGGTATTGGTGATACAGTAGCACAGGCAAGTGCCACTGCCACTAATAGTCTTTCCGGAGCAATAGGATCTACATTAAGTCAAGTAACGGATGCTATCGGAGATGGACTATCTGGGGTAGTTGAAGGATTAGGAAATGCTGTAGGTGACCTAGTAAGTAATGTCACATCTGGTATAGAATCGGAACTAGGTAATTTATCTAACCTGTTCGAAGAATTGACTGGTAATGTAGGAAACCAATTACAAGGACTATTCGGAAATCTTGTACCTCTTGACAATAGTTTAATAAGTAGTATAATGTCAGACGTAATGACTGGTGGTGACATCAACTTAACACGTGCCACTAAAACATTACTTGGTGCAGATAGAAATACTTCACCAGAACTCCAAAAGATTATTAGGGAGTCAACTGCCGAATCACCTGCTGAATTAACCACGGATGTTGTAACAAAAGCAAAAGCACAGAAAATTCCACAAACAGAGATCGATCAGTTTAGTGCAAAAGCAGGAACAGTTGAAACTGCCTTATCTCAAATTGATGCTACCATATCCGGATCTGTGGTATCTACTGTGGGTGAATTTTATACAGAAGATTTAGATCTACAAGAACTAGCAAAACGATACAATAGGTATGTTAGAAAATTTACTTATGTAGACTCTAAAGAAGAATTAGAATTAGAGATGCATCAAGCGAGTCGTGAGTTTTCAGAACTTATAGTACATGCTAGTGAGACATATACAAATGCTAACATAGGTGCAGAAGAAATACAACTAAGACATAACGATGCCGGACACGTAGGTATTCAATATCATTACGTAGTAAGACGTGATGGTACAGTACAACGTGCATTACCTTTAAACAAAATTGCAGATGCTAGTGATGTCAATAGGCACAAGTTTAATTGTATTGATGTGTGTTTAGTGGGTGGTGTTAACGTTCCATCTGAATCAGATAACCCATTACTTAATCTATCATCCACATCATTTACACAAGCACAGATGAAATCTTTGGAGACTATTATCGAAGCATTCTATAAGAAGTGTTCGGGTGGACAGGTATTAGGGCATAATGCAATCGATGCGAAATCTCAAGATCCATATTTCGATGTATTATCTTATGTTGAAAACAAGTTTGGCAAGAAATCCATATACAAGGATCCATTAACCGAAACATCAAAATCTAGAAAAGAACTAGTAAACGTGAGACCAGTATGACAACTACAACTAAAAACGAACCACTAGGTAATAATCCTGCAATCGAGAACACCGAAGGTGTCCCACATGATGGGTTTCAAGATCCGACAGGGGAATATCCCAAGCAAGAATATTTTTATGGTTCGTCTATCAATCGTTCTGCTCGTGGATTAAAAGTAGAAAACCTTTATGTTGGTGGTGGTACAATTGGTACAGATCTTAATCTAGAGGATCAAGAACCATCTCGTTTTCCTTTCAACCAAGTAAAAGAAACTGCGTCTGGTCATATCGTATCTTATGATGATACGCCTGGCGGAGAACGTATTCTTATTAAGCACAGAAAAGGTGCCGGTGTTGAAGTACGTGCAGACGGATCTGTGGTCATTGCCGCCCTTAACAATAAAGTAGAAGTTACTGGTGGTGATCAGACAGTAATAGTTGAAGGTAACGGAAAATTAGTGTATAATGGTAATCTAAACCTTGAAGTAACAGGAGATTACAATGTAAATGTCGGGGGTGACTATAATGTTTCTGTAGATGGAAACGTCAATACTGATATACGTAAGAATAATAAAACCAAGGTAGGTCTCAATACAAACTACACAACAAAAGGTACGGCAGTATATAAGACAGTAGAACACGAAGCAAGAACTGTATTGGGTAATGAAGACCATATCGTAAAAGGTTACTGGAAGAACAACATTGGTTCAGAGGCAGAAATATTTACTGCCAATAGATTCCAAGTATCTGCCGAAGAAGAAATTGCTATGTCCGCACTACAGACAAACATATCTGCAACAGAAATATCAGTTATAGGTATGAAAGGTGTGATGGGTGGTGAACAGGTAGAGATGACATCTCCTGTATACATGGGGCCGCAGGGTGCAGTGCCATTTACATCTGGTGCATCTTTCTATGGTTCATTCCACGGACAAGCACTAGAAGCAATCAAGTCTAAGTTTGCACATAAAGCAGAGAATGCTAAGACTGCGAAGAAAGCAGATAAAGAATCGCCTGGACAACCAAGTGGTGGTGCTCCGGATGTTCCTACTAATATGGAAAGCATTGCACCAGTAAAACCTATACCGATATGTGATGCAGTTGCGGGTATACTATCAGATGGTCATTTATCTATTAGAGCAATTGCTATTGATCCCAAGGATGATTTACGTAATACTCTTTTGTTCAGAGATGACTATGCAGGATTATACGAAAAAGTTCCTACTATGGATGAGATTCGTTCTACGTTAAGAGATCCGGCAAATAAAACAATTGCGAATGATGAAGGAACAGTCGTAGTAGACTTATTGATAGGTGAAAAACAATTGAATGCTGAGTGGAGTAAACCTTTCCCACCAAAGACGGGACGTATTGCTAAGAAGAGTACGTCACCTAGATTTGGATATACGGCACTAGGCAACTCTGTTAATAATAGAGGAAAGAGATTTAAATGATAATAGTACCAGACCAAAATTATAATCCAAACTTTGCAGAGACTATCGACTCTAGTCTAAAGTTATCGCCTGGCGTAGCACTTTCTAAATTTCTTGGATCTAAAGGCAATCCATGTAGTTTGACATCTATCAAAAAGTATCAGACGGATCAAGATGCACGTAAGCAACTCGCACGTAACTTGTATCTACACGCAGAACTATTCCGTATGATTAATAACAATACTGATATGTTTAAGGATGTAAGACTAGTAGTGATAGAAGGTGTGTATAGAGGTGGGCCTTTGGAGACAGTTGCCGGAGATAACTTGAAGAAACAAGACGGTGAATTAGTAGTTTATAGATTAGTTGATGAGTCTGGTCAGATTGATTTTGAACGAACATTTGATCTGGCAGAGTACTGGAAAGATTACGGGCACTATCAAAAACTAACACTAGAGTACGATAACTGGAATCCAGACGGATCCCTTACTGCTCAGATAGCAATAGAGGTTCCTAAAGTACCAGAGGACTTCTCTATTTATTTCGAACGTAAAGTTGAGACATTTTATAATGGTCAACTTTTTGCAAAGAATGAACTAATAGAAGTGCTCGATAACGTATAAATAGAACTATAGGAATTTAGGATACTAAAATGGCAAGAGCATTTTCAATAGAAGACGGAGGTCTTGATAATCAAACCTCTCTCAGCGCAACAAAGAACAGACAGTTTCTTGATCTGGATCTTAGTTTTGCTGTGAAAGGGGCAGGAGATGTTTATAAGAAGACTGCCATCTCTGCTGTTAAACAATCATTAAAGAATTTACTTTTAACGCAACGTACCGAAAAACCATTTAATGCTTTTATGGGTGCAAATCTAAATTCTTATTTATTTGAGTTAGCAGACGATGCTACATATGGACAAATTAAACATGTCATCCAAGAACAGATCCGTGTGTTTGAACCTAGAATTGACTTTACGAGGTTGCAGGTAAACGTAAATCCGGACGCAGATAATAACTCACTGGATATAACAGTGATATTTAATATAATTAACCAAGGAGAACTAGTAGAGTTCGACTTTAAACTAAGCAGGTTACGATAATGGCAACAACAATCAATTCATCTGATTTAGACTTTAACTCGATAAAGACTAATCTAAAGACGTATTTAAAACAACAATCAGAGTTTAAAGACTATGATTTTGATGCGTCTGGATTATCTAATCTGTTAGACGTTCTAGCATACAATACGCATATCAATGGTTTGACTGCAAACATGGCATTGAACGAATCGTTCTTAAACACTGCTCAGTTAAGATCTAGTGTAGTATCTCATGCAGAGACACTAGGTTATATACCACAATCAAAAACTGCATCTCAAGGAACAATTAATCTGTCGTTCAATATCGGTGTTGATCAGCAAGACGTACCGGAAACATTACAGATATTATCCGGATATAAATTTACTGCGTCAGTTGATGATGCTTCGTATACATTCCAAACACAATCATTGATCGAAGCAACCAACGATGGTAACAACTTCTTCCAATTTAAAACACTAGACGGCAACGTAAACATTCCTATATTCGAAGGTATTGCCAAAACCAAAACTTTCTTTGCAGGAGAAGATGCAGAGGATGCCTTATATATTATACCAGATAAAAATTTAGATCGTGCAACTGCCGTCATTAAAATATTTGATAGTCCGACATCTTCTGACTTCACAACATATATTAATTTGGAGACTGCTACTAATATTACTGCAACAACTCCGGCATATATTCTCAAAGAAGCACCGAACGGATACTTCGAACTGACATTTGGTAATGGATCTACATTGGGTGCAGTACCAAAAGCAGGTACTAAGATCACAGTAGAGTATCTTTCAGTGGATGGTACTAGTGCCAACGGTGCTAGACTATTCGAACCATTGAATACCGTTGAGGTTACTGAACCCGTTTCTGGTACTGGTCTACAAAGATTACCTATTGTATCTACAGTGAACCGTTCAGTCGGTGGTGATGATAAAGAATCACTTGCGTCTATTCGCAGAAACTCACCATTCAGATATGCATCTCAAAATAGAATGGTAACACATGCAGACTATTCCAATCTTATCCTTCGTAACTATGGATCTTTAATTAATGATATTATTTCTTGGGGTGGAGAAGACAACCTTATACCAGAATATGGTGTGACGTTCGTGTCTATTGACTTCAAAGAGTCACAAGGTGTTACATCTGATCAGCAAAAAGTAATCGAAGATACTGCTAAGTCAAATATACGAGTGCTCGTTGATCAATTATCTATTGCCTCTTTTGCATTGAAGTACACAGATCCAATCGATACTTTTATTGAAAGTAATGTGTTCTTCCAGTATAACCCAGATTACACTAACTTGTCAATCAATACTTTGCAAGAAAATGTTAAAAATATAATGAACGTATACTATAGTGGAAATATAGGTAAGTTCGGACAGGCATACAGAGCATCACAACTACTTAGATTGATTGATGACGTAAGTCCTGCTATCTTATCATCTCGTGTAGAGACTAAGATGCAACAAAGAATATATCCATCTTCGGGTGTTGAACAGGATTTCTCTTTTGCATTCCCTGCTTCAATACAGTCACCAGATGATGTTACTACTGTCGTACAATCATCAATCTTTAAACGAACATTCGCTGGACAGTTATTAAACTGTCGTATTGAAAACGAGTTAAAGACTGATACAACTACTGGTAGGAGATTACAAATTGTAGATACTGCTAGTGGTGATATTAAGGTTGACAATGTAGGTTCATATGATGCAGGTGCAGGAACAGTAAGTCTAGTAGGGTTTAAATCCAATACTAATGACTCAATCAAGTTATCTGTTACACCTGCTAATGCATCTGCTATTGTACCTACAAGAGAATATATTCTCAAGCATGATACCACAAGACTAAGTGCGAAAGGTATTCGTACCACATCATCGAACTAAGAGTAATATATGAGTACTGTTTTTGATAAAACATTAAAGGATACAAATAGACGTGCAATTAATCTGCGTGAGTCGCAGGTCGATGCTGTTTTACCGTCTCACTTTTTAGCAGACTATCCTAAATTCGTAACGTTTCTAAAAAAATATTATGAGTTTGAAAATGATAATGCTTCCTTAACTCGTTTCATTAATAATGTTTTCGAAACAAGAGACGTATCTCAAACAGATTTAGATCTACTAGAATACTTTGAGGATGAGTATCTACTTGGACAAAACTACTTCCAAGGGTTCATTGATAAAAGAACAGCAGTAAAATACTCTAGTTATTTGTATCGTAGTAAAGGTACTAAATACTCTATAAGACAGTTCTTTAAGACGTTCTTTGGTATTGAACCGGATGTTGTATATACGAAACAGTATATATTTAACTTAAATGAATCTAAGATAGGTTCAGAAAGTGCTCGATACTTAACGGATGATAAACTGTATCAGACATTTGCTCTACAGATTAGATCAGAATTATCTTTAGCACAGTGGAGGGATGCGTACAAATTATTAGTCCATCCGGCAGGAATGTATCTTGGTGGTCTTACACAGATAGTAGGAGAAGGTAGACTTGATTCATTACAGTACGATCCAGGCGAAGCACTTAAACCACCAATTGTATTGGAAGGTCAAGCAGACTTTGATGAAAGAGCATACGAGCAACATACCGCATTGTTCGACATCAATAATCCTACAGACGTGAGTGGTTCAAGAATACAGTTTAGAATGAGAATGGGTAGTAGTTCTGGTCTTGCACAAGACTCGGCACAACTATCATTGGGTATTCCAAGAGGTAATGATATTAATGATCTTGAGAACCTTACTATCGACAATATTGATAGAATGTACTCAAGTCTTGGTGAGTACTTAACACCAGATTCACCGACATTCGATGATGACAGTGATGGATCTACACAGTTTGCAGGATTTGATTTCTCTAGTACAGAGAGAATTGACCAAGAAGTATTCTCTTGGAACCCCGCAGTATCTAGGGTAGACTCAGACCACCCAACATTCAGTACACCTGTTGGTGATTCTGATAGTGAAATTTCTCTAAGAGAAGCAATTAAACGTAACTTCTAGTATAAATAGAAGTAATAATCTTTAGGTAGATAACATGACATTACAAGTATTAAACAGAGGAACCGTTGCCAACGATGGTACAGGAGATACACTCCGAACTGCCGGACTGAAGATTGGGCAAAACTTCTCTGAAATTTATAACAAACTGGGTGACGGTGCATCATTGATGTCACTGATCGATTTCGATTCTAGTGGTATCATCTTTGATGGTGTAACTGCTAACGCACATAAGACTACATTACGTGTAGTGGATCCTACAGGGACTAACCTTGCACAGATCCCAGATCATACAGGTATCCTTACCATGGATACTAATACTCAGACTCTTACAAACAAGACTCTGACTAGTCCAGTGTTAACTACACCGCAGATCAATGACACAAGTGCAAATCACCAGTATGTATTCGCAGTAAGTGAACTTGCCGCTGATCGTATAGTAACTCTGCCTCTACTCGGTGGAGGAGATACTTTTGTATTCAATGATCATACTGCTACACTAAAGAATAAAACACTACAATCACCACAATTGAATTCACCTAAGATTGGTGCGTTCATTGCGGATAGTGCAGGTAATGAGTTAATTCAACTTACTAAGACCGCAGCTGCGGTAAACTTTATTGATGTTGCGAATAGTGCAACCTCAAACAATCCAAAAGTTACTGCAACGGGTACAGATACAAACGTTACTCTTGAACTACATACTAAAGGTAATGGTGGTATTTCGTTCAATAGTAAAGTCATATATAAGACACAAGGTATTTCAAGTACTGGTGGTACAGTAAACTCAACTGATCCTGTAACTTTATTTACTTCTGGATCTACTGGAACACACACAATGGGTAGTGGTACAACTAGTATCAATGGAGAAGTTAAGACTCTTGTCGTATCTGGTGCGGGACAACAAACAATTAATGAGAACAGTAACATTGCCGGTGGAAGTACATTAACCATTCCACAGAACGGAAGTGTAACATTAATGTGGTTCACTAACACTTGGATAGTAACAAACTTGCAGGGTGGAGCAACCCTAACATAATATAGGAATAGAAAATGCCAGTAATTACAGATAAATTTAAAAAACAAGTACTTGATGATCTTCTTCAAGACTTCAATGACTCTGCTAGTGTAAGATACTTTGCAGGTATTGGACGTTCCGAGGATTGGAATGATTCAGACGTGGCAACTATTCCTCTTAATAGTCTACGTGATACTCGTAGTGCTCGTGGTTCTATACAATCATTAAAATTAATTGAAGATGCTACATACGTAATCCCACGTAGAAGTTGGGTTGCTAACTTAATCTATGACGCATACGATGATGCGGATGTAGGTTTTCCAGAGAACCCATTCTATGCTATTAATGCAAACAACGAGATTTATATCTGTCTAGAGCAAGGTAAGAAGCAAGACGGCACTACTCAGTTATCTACAATTCAACCTACAGGTCAGACCACTGGTACTCCATTCAGAACTTCTGATGGTTATACGTGGAAGTTCTTGTACTCAATTGGTGCGTTACGTGCCGATAAGTTCCTATCTTCTGCGTTCATGCCAGTAAGATTTGTAACAACAACTGATTCAGATTCACCGGCAGAAGACTTACAACAGAAAATTGTACAGAATAATGCGGTTAGAGGTCAGATTGTTGGATATAAAGTAACTAATGCAGGATCCAGTTATACCTCTGAACCGACAGTAACTATTACAGGTAATGGTACTGGTGCTACTGCATATGCAGTACGTGCAGGTGAGACCATTATTGATGTTAAAGTAAAGGCAGACAGTGCGGGTAACTCAAGTGCATCATACTATGGAACAGGATATGACTATGCAAACGTAACACTTACTGGGGGTGGAGCAACTGCAAGTTCTTCTGCAACCGTGAGACCTATATTTGGAAATCCAGAAGGTATTGGTGCAAACCCAGTAGTCGATTTAAAATCACAGGGCATGATGTTCAACTCTAAACCAAATGGTATTGAGACTGGTGACTTCATCACAGGTGATGAGATCTTCCGTCAAGTATTGTTACTACGTAATCCTCATGTAGATAGTGCGAACGGCCCAAGACTTACATCTACTACTGCTCGTGGTGTTGATAAGATTGTAACAGACGGAAACAGTTTTGTCAAGTCAAGTGTACAAAAATCTACAATATTAGGTGCTACTAGTGGAGCAAAGGGAATCATCGATGATACGAATGATTCTTCTAGTGTTTGGTATCACCAGAATGAAACTACAGGATTCAAAGCATTTCAAAATGGTGAGAGTATATCAGTAGTGGGTAACGCAACTATTAATGGAACTATTCAATCAATTACTGAAGGTGAGTTCAATCCGTTTACGGGAGATCTGCTATATATTGATAACCGTTCAGCAGTAACTCGTTCAGCAGACCAAACAGAAGACTTGAAAATAGTTATAACAATCTAGGAAATAAGAAATGGCAACTACTTTAACAGAACAAACATTACGTTCAACGTATAAGGACGATTATAAAGATAGCGATAATTATCATCGTATACTCTTTAACGCAGGTCGTGCTCTACAGGCACGTGAATTAACTCAGTTACAAACGATTCTCCAGAAAGAGATTGCTCGTTTTGGAATGTATGTTCTAGAAAAAGATGGTGTTGAGGTTTCTGCGGGTGGTAGTGCTGTAACTAACACATACTCGTATATTAAAATATCAAACGATGCCAATAATTCTTTTGATGATATTAGCACACTTGAGGGTACAGTACTTACTGGTGCAACCTCTAGTATAAAGGTTAGAGTAGTAGAAGCAGTTGCCGCTGTCGGATCAGATCCGGATACTATTTATGTCCAATACCTAGAAAATCCAAATACTATTTCACCTGCTAATCAACAAACAGATAATGTTGTTGTGACACTGGGTGAAGTTTTAAGTAATGGATCTAATATTAACTTAACTGTACAAACTACAAATACCACTACTAACCGTGCTATTGGTTTTGGTTCTATTGTTGAAACTAATGCCACAGACTTCTTTGTTGCCGGTCATTTTGTATATGCCGATAAGCAAAAGATTTTCTTAGACAAGTACAAGAACAACCAAACAGTAGACTACGGATTTAAAGTAGTTCAAGATATCATAACAGTTACTGATACAGATGCATTGTATGATAACCAAGCGGCAACTCCAAACAGATCATCGCCTGGCGCAGACAGATTACGTATTCGTCTTATTTTAACTAAGAGAAATGATGTTGTTGCGGGTGATACGTACTTACATGTAGGTCGTGTTGTAGCAGGTAGACGATTCGAAGGTGGTGTACAACAAGCAGAACACAAAACATTTAAATATGTTGATGAAAGAATCAACGACCTTGCCGGTGACTTCATTAAGAAGTATTGGAAAACACGTGTTACTCCAAACGGTAAATCAATTTACAAAGCAGATGGAACTGTAGATGACTACTTTAAACTTATAGTAGATCCAGGCTCTGCTTATATTCAAGGTAAAAGAGTAAAAACCGACTCACCTAAAATTCTTCCTCTAAAAAGAGCAACCGAAACGATTGAAAGAAGTGAAGATCAAATTGGTATTAGTTATGGTAACTACATGTATTTCGATTCTGGTGTTGGTATGCTTGATGTCGATACATGTGAAACAGTTGACCTCTTACCGAACGCAAACGGTACGGGTACCAAAATTGGTACTGCCAATGTTCGTGCCATTACTCAAGGTGAACCGGCAGGTAGACTCCGTGTTGAATCTGGTCGTGGTGCAGTAGAATTTGCACGTACACCCGCATACAAACTTCACTTGTTTAACGTACAAGTCACTAATTTAACTAAGTCTATCGGTGACGTAATGTCAGTTAAGTCTGCCACTAATACTCACTATGTTACTGTAGTACGAGACAAAAATAATATTAACCACATATATGAGCAAGAAAAGGCAGGTTTATTATTTGATGCTCCTATTCGTAGACCAAAATCATTCTTAGATGTAACTTATACATTTATGAAGAAGTATAACTTTACTGCGAGTGCCGCTACAAAAGACATTACTTTAACAGATGCCGGAGAATCGTTTGTAAACGTATCGGATGTACTCATTGCCGCTACAGATGATTGGATGCCTTCTGGAGTGTCTGCCTCATTACAGTCAAACAATAAAGTTTTACGTTTAAGTGGTTTGACAAGTGGTAAAGCATATGAAGTAATTGGATTCATTAAGAAGACAAATTCTGCTGTTAAGAATAAAGATTTAGTAGAAACTACTGTTACCAGTACACTTGATAGTGACGGTAAAGGTTGGTCTGTTATTAAACTTGGAGCATCTGATATATATTCTGTCGATAGAGTTAGAAAACATGACTCGGATGGTGAAGATATATTCCCACACTTTAGATTCGATGCCGGTGCTCGTATGCAATCGTATGAAGATGGTAGATTGCTTTATCAAGGTGGTGGATTAGATAGTGCTAACCAACCAGTATTTGTTAGGTTTAAACACTTCTCTCCGGATGCGTCTGGAGCATTCTTCGCAGTCAACTCATATGACGGTGAAGTAGATTACCTAAAAATACCTGCTCAGACATTACGTGACGGTAACAAAGTCTCTCTAAGAGATGTTATTGATTTCCGTCCATCTACTAATGGTTACGGTGTATATAACAATGTACCGTTACTACCAGTGCCAAGTGATACTATTACTGCGGATGCAACATATTACTTGCCACGTTTAGACAAACTAATTATCAATCCAGAAGCAGGTCTAAAAATTATTAGAGGTTCATCATCTCTTAATCCGAAATATCCTGCTATCCCAGAAGGTTCTATGGATCTATACAATATTCGTATGGAACCAAATACTATGCATACCGAAGATATAACGCAAACGTTGATTCCACGTAAGGGATTCACGATGGCAGATATCGGTAAACTAGAAAAGAAAGTAGAACGTCTAGAAGAAGTTACTGCATTATCATTACTAGAACTGAATACTAAGTTTATGGATGTTCTTGATAGTGGTGGTAGAGACCGTGCAAAATCTGGTTTCTTTGTAGATTCATTTGTAGACCATCAACATACACAAAACAAAGGTGAAGGTGCTAAATCAGCAATCGATGGGCCGAATAAAACATTAAGACCAAGAGCACCAGAAGAAAACGTTTCTTTATTCTTTGATTCTGCTGATGTCTTAACGACTGGTGTTACTAAAATTAAACGTGATAAGGTAGTACTTAACTATACTGGACAACTATTCGAAGCACAAGAACTTGCATCTGGTACAGAAAACCTCGCACCATTTTATCAGCACAAATCTCTATTGAGAATGAAAATTTCACCAGAAGTTGATAGGTGGAAAGATACTGAGTATGTTGGACAGAAAGTTGTAGGTAAAAGCACAAAACTTGATCTTCGTGAAGCACTTAACTGGAATAACTCAGCAAATTCATGGTATGGTGTTGATCCAGATACATTAGAAGTGGGTGATACGAATGGATTTACTAGTGCTACCTCAACTACAGTAGTTACGGATAATACAGATCCAATTCTTATTGGTAGTGAAACTACTGAAACATTAGGAGAATGGGTTGAAGTCGGTACTGTAACAGACGTAGAAACATTATATACTGAAACTGTAGAAATATCAAGAGAACGTACCGAAGAAATATCACGTAGTGCTATTGACTCATGGTGGAACTGGACAGACGGACAGTGGACTGACTGGTCTGGTTGGTACGGTGGTTATGAGTGGGGTGGTGGATATTTTACCGGAGACTTCGGTCTAGGTGGATCTGGAACAGGTTACGGTTACTGGGATTGGGGACAATACTGGTGGGGTGATATCATTACTACAGATATGTGGGATGTTGTTACTACTGAAACTAGAACTGGTATTAATACAGTCAACACCTCTACCTACGAACAGACTAGGACGATAGAGACTACTAACACATATCAATCAGAGCAACAAACTACTACAACTACTACAACAAGTAATACAGTAAACCGTGTGGCATCTGAATCATCTATCAGTGAAGTAGTTGGTGATCATCTTCTTAGTATTACCGTATTGCCAATTATGCGTTCAATAGAAATATTTTTCCAAGCAGACGGATGTAGACCAAATACTCAATACTTCCCATTCTTTGATAATACAAATGTTTCATCATTCTGTAGAGAAGAGACTGCATTTAAAGAAATGTCTACTAAACATATTGAGAACGCCGCAACGTACAAAGATAATGACGGTGTTAAGAAACCTACTCAAGAACATAGTAGAGGTAAAAGTAATTTAATCTCAGATGCTAATGGTACTATTATAGGATCTTTTGAAGTTCCATGTAACAGTGCAATGAAGTTTAGTACTGGGCAACGTGTGTTTGATTTAAACGATGTTAACAGTTCTGATAAAGTTTCCTCTATTTCAAGTGGTTCTGCTATCTTTACATCTGCGGGACAACTAGAAACAAGAGAAGAACATATTCACATTGTTCGTACACTTAAAATTGTAGGTTCAGAAACTACTAGCAGTGAATCAGAAACTACTAGTGCTTTCACTACTTGGACAGAAACACTTGTTGATGAAACTATCGCTACAGACGTAAGAGTATCTGAAACTCAAGGTGTTATTGTTGGTAATCAAACTACGACTACAGAATATGCAGGACAGACAATAGAATACGAAGCATGGGATGGTATATGGCCTGTCGCAGACCATAGTTCAGATACTGGTACACCTGCCGGTGGCACCAACCCTGACGCTGGGACTGATGGTTATGGTACCACAGGAGCAGTTGCTCAAGGTGGACGTGTCAATGATTATGAAGGTGAGTATGGCATATATCACGATCCTATTGCTCAGACTTTCCAAATATCACAAGCAGGTGGTGTAATGCTTACAGATGTAGAAGTATTCTTCTCATCTAAAGGTTCTACCGGTGTTGCCATGGAAATTCGTCCAACAATAAATGGTGTTCCATCTTCTTCACAAATTATAGAAGACACTGTATTAATGGCATCTCAAATTAATGTAGTACCAGATGGTGCTACAAACAAAGTTATGCTACAGAACGGTACAACATTTTCAATACCACCAACGTTCTTATCTGCGCCTGGTGAATATGCTATCTGTCTAAGACCGTTAGAAAATGATCCAGACTTTAATGTATATGTAGGTAAAGTAGGTGAGTTCCAATTAGGTACTACCGAAGCACGTATTCAACAACAACCTATTCTTGGATCATTCTTTAAATCTCAGAACTCTAGAATTTGGGAACCTGCTTCTGATACAGACCTTGCATATAGACTTACCGTTGCTAGATTTGCAACATCTGGTACCGCAATGTTACACAACACTAACGTAGAACCAGAAGCACTTGCAAAGGATCCTTTAATTGTTGATGCCGGTTCTAACTCAGTTAGAGTTATGTTTGGTAACCATGGTTTGAGAGTAGGTGATATCACTAATATTCGTGGTATTGATTCTGCAACTAACTTTGGAAATGGATTAACTGGTGCACAGGTTAACGGTATAAGAGTTGTTACTGGAATGGATAATTCTGGATATACTTATCAAGCAGATGCTACTGCTACTTCACGTAAGTGGTTTGGTGGTAAGACAGTAACTTCATCACAGAACGTAAACTACGAAGTTATACGACCAAATATGGGAATCACTCAACCATCCAATACTAACATAACTGTATCATTAAAAGGTGTGACTCAGCAATCACTTGCCGGAACAGAAACTAGATTCGTTAAAGATTCGAAGTTTGAGGTTGTGGAAGATGGTGCTAACATTAGGTATAATAATGCTCGTGCAATTTATAACAGACGTACTGAAGACCAAACAGGTGCCGGTAAAATGGCAGGTGGACGTTCATTAGATGTACAGGTCAACATGACTACAACTAATCCGTTCTTAACACCTATCCTTGACTTGCAGTCAACAAATGTTATGACTATGCATAACTTGATTTCAAGACAAGATTCTGCCGCTACCGATGGATATAACGTACCATTAACATATATCTCAGAGTTGTCTCCGAGTTTTGGTACTGAGTCCGCAAAGCATATTACTAAGGTAACTACTTTGTCTGTACCGGCAACTGGTTTGAAAATTATGGTCGCCGCAAATAGACCACCACAGGCAGACTTCCAAATGTATTTCAAAGTAGCACAGGAAGGATCTGCTAACATTGATAAAATGACATGGGCACTTATAGAACCAGAGTCAACGATACAACCAGATATTAATCCAAATACTTTCCGTGAGTATCGTTACTTAGTTGGTGGAGATGAAGGTAACTTACCAGAGTTTACACAGTTCCAAGTTAAGATTGTAATGCGTAGTATAAGTTCTGCACATGTACCATCGTTCCGTGACCTAAGAGTAATTGCATTGGCAACATAATGAAAAGACCAACTAAAAATTTTGATGATTATGTAAAGGTACAAGATGAACCAGATTTGGTGAGAGATCCCGAATCTGGTGCGATTATTAATATAAATAGAAGTAGTATCCAGAAAGCAAAGGATGCAAAGAAAAAGAGACTGGCAAAACAGTCAGAAGAGGATAAACTGAGAAATAAGGTTGACGTGTTAGAGAGTGATATCTCTGACATCAAATCATTACTCTCACAACTAGTAGAGAAACTATAGATGTCAAGACCATTTACAAAATTATCAGACTCGTTTAAAATATTACGAGACAACTTAAATACGGTCTCGTACAACGTAGGGGATCCTGCCAACTTACTGACCAATGGTGACAGTGATGTTGTCATGGCAATTAACGAAATCGAACGAGTGTTCGATGCTTCGGCAGGTGAGATATTATATCCCACAGGCAATGCCTTGCAGGGTGAGACTCAAACTAGACTACTATTAAGTACTGCACAAAACAGTGGTACAGATATTATTTTAAAATCTGGATTAGGTATTGATCTTGATGCAGTGGGTGATATCAATCTCGATGCAGGTGGAGCAAACATCAACTTCCTTGATGACTCTGTCAATCGATTTGCATTTACATTAGGTGCAACAAACCAATTAGCAGTTACTGGTATCCTTGATCTTAACATATCAAGTAACCTTGATGCAGACATTGCAGGTAACTCTACACTTACAACTACTGGATCTCAAACACAAGAGGGTACGTCCCTTAACTTAGATTTCTCTGGTGACATTACACTGGATGCCGATGGTAACGATATCATCTTTAAAAACGGTGCAGGTAATGACACCGTAACTCATACACTTGCAAATGATGCAACATATAAGGTTACAGTACCTAATAATTATACCTTAGATGTAGATGGTGAT